GTAATGGAAGTGTCCAGCGGCAGCATCTGGAAGTTCTTCATGGCCACATAGGCCTTGCCGTAGTTGTTTTTACCCCAGTCTTCTCCCATGGAGTGACGCGGTAGTGCGTTTTGGTCAAGCATGATCACAGTGCCCAACTCATCGATCAGGATGTCAGCGATCTGGTTATTGACCAGGTTGTAGCCAATCTGGTAGGGTTTCATCTTGTCTACCAGCGACATAGACTTGGTGTTGCGTTCTGTAAACACTGCACCCTCTACCGGAAGCTTGCAGCCGTACAAAGTGAAGTCACCCTTGAACTGAAAGCGCAGTGGTTTTACGTTCAGGTATAGCGGCTGAAATCCAAAAGTATCGTTGTTGCCAAAGAAAGCAGGTCTATTGGGACCAATCTTGACACCACCCCACACTTCATTAATCCATATCCAATCAATGTGTTCACCGTAGATAAGTGTTTCGCGGTTTTTGTGCTTAAGAACTGTAGTGTCATAAATGGCTTTGTCAGTGACCTTGTAATTCTCACCAACGATCATGTCAATGAGCTGACCATTCTGGTCTATTTTAGAGAGATGTCCTACCATGCGCTGGCTTTTCCAGTAGCAGGTGGTAACTCTCAGAAGGCTGATATCCTGAAAGTCCTGCACGCTTTCAGACTCGTTGACAATCTGCATGATGATATCATCACCTGTGTTGACAAACATGTCGCGGGCAGTTAAAAATTGGCGCATTCCCAAAGAAGGGCCTTGTGTATTCCATTCGTGCGAACGAGTAGCATCATAGAAAGACCCATCGTTCTGCACCCCTGGAATCAGGTAGCCTGCAGAATGCACAGGGTAGATCGCTTCCAAAGAAGCAAGCTCCTCTGCATCCATCATGTAACCATATTTGTCAATGACGTCAGCAATAGTCATCAGGTCTACGCGCCCTACCCAGTTGGACTGGGAGATATACCTGGCCTCAGGTGACTTATGGTAAAAAGTAAGCACAGGATTCCACAACTCTATTTCGTAGTCGTCCTCGTTCATCTTGAAGTGCCAGAACTCGCGGTCACTAATAAGCATGTCACGAAACGCAATGGTCTCCATTTCTCTCATGGTAAAACGCTCCTCGTCCACTTCATGCTGGTGTGTAGCCCATTCCTCTACCAGTGAGCGGTAGTCTTTTCTGAAGAACCCTTCTATTTCTGGTAATGTACGCAGGTTTTCTGGTGACATCATCTGCTGTGCCTGTGCGGCCTGCTCTTCATCCTCCAGATTTAAGCCCATGGACTCAATGGTCATGCGCATTTTTTCTTCTGCAGCACTCACCAGTACCTCTTCTACCATCACGCGCTTGGCCTCCATCATCTCGTTGTAGGACATGTCGTCCACTGCCCGATAAGTGATCTTGTCGTTGCGCTTGGCAAACTCTCCTGCCATCACGTTGATGACGTTGGGTATAATAGGGAAAAACTTCAGTTCAAAGGCAGACTCATCTGCTTTTGTCAGCACGTCGATGAGCTCTGCTACTTCATTGTCTTCTTCAACGATGTAGTCTGTTTTGTCAATGATCCCGTTTGCCAGCTTGTAGTTTTTCAACAGCTTGCGCGCATTTCTGCGGATCTGCTTGAGACCTTGCATCTCCAACCAGTCCAGGTTCCAGGCGCCCCAGGCCTCGTCCTTGTCTTTTTTGCGCAAAAACTGAACAGGCTGTGTCAGCGTACCCATCTTGTTATGGTCCGCTTTGGCCCCGTTTTTCAGCTGAAGGGCGTTGTATACTTTCATGGTTTGATGCTTGTTTTAGGTCAGGGTAAACAGCTCTGGTTTTTTTATGGTAACCCCCCTTGCTGTATCAGTACCACCGCTCAGCACCGCTTCTGAGTTGGATACTGATGTAGAATTTGCAGAGCCGTGAAGAGCTACTGACAAGTTTGCTTGGTGAGGATGACCGCCCTGAAAAGGATTATGAAAAGGATTAGGAGTAACTAGAGTTATACCAGGGGTATTCAAGGGATTAAAAGGCATAGTAGTGGTGTAGGGCGAATCTTCTTTGAGCAAAAGCATCGCTTCTTCCAGTGTAAGTGTGCTTTCTTTGATCAGACGATTGAGAATGACCAGCTTTTCGTTGTAGAGTGTAGAGTTTGTCATGGGGTTTATCCTAGGTTTTTGAAAGGTTTTCTGGGAGATTTGGTTATGCTGGAAGCACTTTGGGTGTTCCCCATGTGACGAAAAGGGCTCACTCTTAATTTACTCACTTTTTTAGAGTTCTCCAAATTAGAGTCTTCACGCTCTACACGTCTAGAGTAGCCCCTGTTGGACTCCTGCACCTTGGCAAAAGCAGCCAAAGCGCAGAAAGCTACCAACCGGTCCACGTTAAGTCCATCGCGGTAAGCAGCCATTTCTTTTAGCAGCATGATGTCAGGGATACGCTCAACACCATAAAAGGTCTTGACGATCTCCCCGTCAGGTTTTGTTTCTACGTCCAGTTTTTCTTCCAGGAACTGGGTGGCGTAGGATATCAGGTTGGTTTTAAAGATGGTTCCTACGTTACGCCACCCATACTCCTGGTAGACGTTGGTGTTGCTTTGCAGTTCTTTAAGAAAGAGGATCTGGTTTTTGGGCACCAGGTAGCGTTGCTTGCGCCTGGAGATCATGTATTGGATGAACAAGCTCACGTTGTTCTCCACCAGCGTCCAGGCGTTGTAGTACTCAATAAGCATTTCCAGGCGCTCGTGTGTTTTGTTTAAGTCATCGAAACGACCGCACCAGGATGCTACTATCCTGTCACGTTCAATGTGCTGTTCGATGCTGCCATCCATTTTGTGCCTGGTGATCTCCTGTGCAGTCTTGTAGACATAAATAGAGCAAAGAGACTCAGAGGTCGTAGTTTTGCCTTCTGAAACAGGGTCAATAGAGGCGTAGTAGGTACCAAACTCAGGGTCTTTGATGGGGCGCTCATAGAGCACTACCACACCTTCCTTGTCCTGGGTTTTGGGAGAAATGGGAAACTCTGAGATGGGAAGCTTGCGCGACTCACGCGCGCTGACCTTGTTGTTGTCATCCCTGTACAGCTCCACAAACTCGCGGTAGTACTCTCCATCTTCAATCCTGCGTATCTGCCGGCTGATAAGCGCCAATGGAAACTTGGAGACTTTTCTGTAGGCAAAGGCCTCTTCAATGTTGATAGGTTTCTGAGAAATACGCAGCTGGTAGTCCTCTGGCTTGAGTTTCTTTTTCCACTCTACGCGTTCTGCAAGGATCATCTCCAGAGCCTTTTCTACCTGAGAGTTTCCATACTGATCAATGCAAGGTTGCATACTCCACTGCTCAGGGATGAACAGTCCGCACTTGGCAATCTCACCTGCTTCGTTGACCAGGTTGGTCTCTACAGCCAGCACGTCCTTGGAGTCAGGGTTTAAGATCAACTCTTTGAGTGGTTCACACTGCTCCAGATCACCCACAGAGCCTGCCGCCACGAACATCCCCGTGTAAATCATGCCCGATTTCATGGCAGGCAGCAGGTACTCTATGGTTTCATTCATGCGTGGTGCAATACCTGCTTCCTCGTGAAAGAAGAAGGTACAGGGACCACCGACACCGTTGGTGGGGTCTTTTTCCAGCGCAAGTCCAAAGATGACACTTTTCAGACCCACGTCACGCTTCTTGCCACCCTGGCTCACTTCAATCTTCTGTTCCCAGTTGAGCACCTTGTCAGGGTTGGAGGGACGGTACCAGCCGGTGTGCGTGTTCAAAAAGTTGCGGTACTCTTCCAAGAAGCGCCAGGTTCCTTTTTCGTTGATGTAGTCTTTCAGAGAGCCTGCCATCTTGTTGACAGCACCTTCCTCAAACCAGTACAGATTAATAATCTTGGCAGAATGGTAGTAAGAGGACGCGATCTGACGTTTCTTTAAGATTGCGCAGTGTTGGTAGCTGTGTTTGGCAATGTCTTCATAAAGGGCCATGTGGTACTGCGCGTCACGCACGTCGGCAAAGGTGAACTTACTTACCTCCTTGTTGTAGATGGGAAGGAAGTTGAGCCACATGTAGTAGTCACGGGTCAGATACCAGGTGTTGGAAGCACCGTGCATGATCACCCCGTTGCGGCAGCGGTCTTTTTGTGTATTCCAGTAGTAGACAAAGTCTTTGCTGCGGTTAGGCGCAGTTGTGTAAACACGATGCTTGTTAAAGACTTTAGCCTGTTCGTTGAACTTCTCAGAAGTACTGTCAAACTGGTACTGACCCGGTTCCTTGAACATACTCCACAAAAACTTGACAAACTCGTCCCTTGTCGCAAACTCAGTGTGCGACCAGGTGTCTGTAACAGCGTGGTATGTAGGAACTTTGATGTACATTACTTAGATGCAGACATGCAGAGTAACAGTTCTGGATCTCCATTGCTGTCTGCAATATGACGCATAAGCACTTTGATGTTTGAATGTCTCAAAATCGGGTGCAAAGACTCCTCTGCATTGAAGTAGGCCTTGTGGTCATCCCTATGGTAGGCCGCCCACAACTTGGTGTAGTGGTTGTAGTGAAACACCCAATCGTAAAGGTTCTGGTTTTTGGACATGGTTGTAAATTTTGGCTTAACCTTGGTCGTATGCAATGTGCTGCCCACCTCTCACTTGTGATTTCTGTTCCTCCATCAGGTCCCTGTAAGCACCCTTAAAAGACTGGCGGATTTGGTCAAACTTGGCAGCTGCATTGACCAGTGAGTTGATGTTACCATCGCGACCGTGTTCAATGGCTGTGGTTTCCATATAGCGCGCAAGACGGTCCAGCATGTGTTTGATGCCCATAAAAGCCCTGTAGGTAGGTGTCTCGTAGAGCTTTTTACAAAACTCCAGGGCCTTTATAATCAGCTCATCTTCTGTAGAGAAAGTTGACTGCAGCTGTGAAAGGATTAGTTCTTCTTTTTCATGTTCAGGTGTATCAAAGAAAGGGTTAATATCAGGGTTGGGGCAGGTCATGTAAAACAGGTAAGCATACACGTCCATGTAGTCTTCTGTGTACTCCTTCATAATCTCTTTGAGTACGTTAAGGGTGAAGCAGTGTTCTGAGGGAACGATCCTGCCACTTTCTATGTCGA